CCAACCTCAGCGCGCCAACAAGATCAGAACGGATTCCTTCTCGTCAAGGCGTGCCCCATCTCGTCGTTCGGCATCTTCCAGTATTCAGCTGCACAGATCGGTTTGAAAGAAGGCGATCCAAACCGCATCGTCAACGTGTTTCGCCCTGAGTCGGCAGTTAGTGATCCTGAATTGCTCGCGACCTTGCAAGAGGTTCCGCTGATCAACGATCACGAGATGTTGAGCGGCTTCCAAGGCGACGAAAGTGCGACCGCGCCGGAAGACTACGGCATCGACGGCGTGCTCTTCAACGTTGGATACGACTCGCCCTGGACGCGCGGCGACCTCAAGATTTTCACGCGTCAGATGCAGGCCGATCTGAACAGCGGAAAGAAGGATTTGTCTCTGGGCTACACCTGCGACTTCCTCATGCAAACCGGCGTTTTTGACGGCGTTGCTTATGAAGTAGTCCAAACCAATATGCGCGGCAATCACATCGCGCTAGTTGACGCAGGCCGCGTGCCCGGTGCCAAGGTTCTGGATGGGAAGAAGTTGTGCTTTGATCATCTGGATTTTTCAGTCCCTCTTCATAATGGAGATAGTATGAAACGCAAAGGCAAGGCTCTCGACAGCAGCGTGGTTGCGCAGCTGCAAGCCCAGCTGAAAGCGCTTCTGCCCACATTCGAGCAGTTCTTGAGTGAGGAGGCCACCGAACCTGCTCATCAGGAAGGCGCGGAGGCTGGTGCAGCAGGCGCTGAAGCGGGCACGGCGAATGCCGCAGCTGCCGGTGAAACGGGTTCGGCAGCGACTGGCGCTGAAGGTGGCGCGATGGGAAGCGAAACGGGCACCGGCGAAGTCGCCGCTGAACCGACCGCGCAAGGCGCTGCTGCAGGCGGCGAAGAAGGTGAAGAAGATGCTGGCGCTGCTGGTGCCGAAGGCGCAGGCGGTGAAGCGGCTGGTGGCGAAGGCGGCGCGGCCCAATTGATCAGCCAACTCGAAGCGATCCTTGCCCAGCTGAAACAAGTGGCGGGTGGTGCTGCGAGCGGCGACGAAGGCGAGGGTGCCAATGGAGCCGCAGAAGAAGGAACGGACACCGTTGAAGGGCTGGAAGGAACGGCACGCGAAGGTGAGGACGAAGGCAACGGTGCGACCGGCGAACAGGGCAGCGCGTCGGAAGGCCCGGCAGCAGGAAAGCACACAGGTGCTGACGCTGCGCTTCGCTCTTTCCATGCTGACCTTGCTCTTAAGGGTCGCTTCATTGACCGGCTGTCTAAGGTGGTTGGCGCATTTGACGGGGCCATGGACCTCGCATCTGCAACATCTCGTGACGTCGTTCTTTATGGGGTGAAGAAGCTGAAGCTGAAGGTCGCGAAAGGTCAGGAGTCCTTTGCTTTGGACGCCTATTTGACCGGCCTGGAAGCTGCGCGAAAGAGCAACGCAACGTCCGTCCAATCCAAACGCACCGCTGATGCCGCGCTGCAAGAAGTGCCGGCAATCGACGCGTATTTCAAGGAGTAAAAGAAAATGTCCCTGCAGACTTCCGTTCAACGGGCCTACACGACTGGCTTCGCAGGCCAGTTCGTGAACGATGGCCCGCGTCGTGCCAAACCGGCGCGCATCAACTCGGCAACTGTCGGTGCCGATCCGGCCGCATCGACCAACCGCATGTCGCGCGTGTTTGGCTATTCGGGCGAAGTCCCGGCAACCGGCACCACGGTCGCGGCTCGTGAAGCACTCGTCGTCGTCGGCGGCGCTGTGTTCTTCGGTATCCTCTGCCATCCGCAGCATCACGCACTGTACGGCGCTGCCGGCAACGCGCTGGCCGCTTCGATGGATCTGCCGATTGGCTCCGAAGCCGAATTCACGGACATGTTCCCTGGCCTGGTGGTGGAACTCTTCAACGAGACGACCGCCAGCAAGACCATGAACTTCGGCGACCAACTCGCATACGCACCGGTCGGCATCAGCGGCGCGAACAACCCGCAAGCGATTCCGCTGGGTGGCCTGATCAGCGTGCCGGCAGGCAGCGCGGCTCCGACCGGCTTCACGCTGATTCCGGGTGCGAAGCTCATCAACACCAGCACCATCGGCGCGTCGAGCGTCGGTGCACCGGTGTCGGCCCTGTCCACCGCACAAATGCCCTAATCGGCACAACGCAAACTAAAGGAGCGAGAGAGTCATGCAACTTTCCAAAACCCGCTCGTCCATCGCTCCGCGCAAAGTGCGCCCGTTGGCGATGGACAGCAAAGAGATCACCGTTGCAGCGGTGAACAAGCTTGCCGAGAAGTTCGGCATCGTGTTCGACCACGACACGGTGCTTCGTCAAGTTCAACACTTGCACGAGCAGCGCCAGACCGGCGCAATGGACTCGGCATTCGTCGCACCGGCCACGGCTGGATCGCTGCCGACGCCGATTCAGTTTCTGCAAACCTGGTTGCCGGGTTTCATCAAGGTGATGACTGCCGCTCGCAAGATCGACGACATCATTGGCGTGAAGACGGTCGGCAGCTGGGAAGACCAGGAAATCGTGCAGGGCATCGTGGAACCTGCCGCGACCGCCACGGAATACGGCGACTTCACGAACATCCCGCTGTCCAACTGGAACACGAACTTCATCAAGCGTACGATCGTGCGCGGTGAACTCGGCATCCAGGTCGGTCTGCTGGAAGAAGGTCGCAGCGCGGCAATGCGCCTGTCGTCGGCAGAAACCAAGCGTCAAGGTTCGGCTGTCGGTCTGGAAATTTTCCGCAACGCCATCGGCTTCTACGGCTGGAATTCGGGCAACAACCAAACGTTCGGGTTCCTGAATGATCCGGTGCTGCCGGCATTCATCGCTTCGAGCGTGACGGGCGGCTGGAACGGCGTGAACGGTACGTTCCAAGGCATCACCGGCGACATCCGGATGGCAATCGTGCAGCTGCGCACGCAGTCGCAAGATCAGATCGATCCGGAAAAAGTCGAGATGACTTTGGCGCTGCCGACCGACAAGGTGGATTACCTGTCGGTGACCACGGACTTCGGCGTGTCGGTGCGTGACTGGCTGACGCAGACGTACCCGAAAATCCGTGTGGTTTCGGCACCGGAACTGGGCGCGGCAAACAGCGGCGCTGACGTGTTCTATCTCTTCGCAGAGGAAATCGATTCGTCGGTGGACGGTTCCACGGACGGCGGCGAAACTTTCGTCCAACTGGTGCAAACCAAGTTTGTGACGTTGGGCGTCGAGAAGCGGGCCAAATCGTATGTCGAAGATTATTCGAACGGTACGGCTGGCACACTGTGCAAGCGTCCGTGGGCTGTCGTTCGCGTGACCGGCATCTAATCGCCGCGAGGCGTTAGAGGAAGGCCTGGTGCGGCGACGTGCCAGGCCGTTTTACTATCGATGGCATAGGCTTCAGGGGCTGACCGCCACGTAATTACAAGGACTGAATACCATGACTGTTTACGTAGTCTCCACGATGGCAAACGCCGTCTCGTATCGCACCTACACTCTGCGCGGCGACAACAACACGAGTCGCAACGCCGTGCCGCTGCCGGTGCCCGATCCCAACCCGGTTCTCATCCGTGGCGGCGCGGACCGTCCGAGCGGAAAGAGCGGCTTTGGCGTGCGCGCAGACGACCTCAACGGCAGTCCGCTGTGGACGGCGAAAGGCATCGTTACGCCGCTGAGTGACGAGGACTACGACCGCGTCAAGGATCACTGGCTGTTCAAGAAGCACCTGGAAGGCGGCTTCTTGGAAGTCTTGGGCAAGGACATCTCCAGCGACCACAAAGCCGTAGCCAAGGTGGCGTCCGGAATGAACCAGGAAGACCCGTTCAAGCAGCTGACGAAGGATACCATTGGCCAGCGCATCAAGGTCAAGGTTCCGTCGAAAGAACTCTCGCAGGAATAAGCGATGCCGGCATACAATGACGCGAATTTCAGAGCGCTCTTCAAGGCGTTCGCCAACACGACGACTTATCCTTCAACAACCATCCAGCTGTATTGGACGGTTGCCACGGATTACATTAGCACGAACGACAATCCGTGCAATAGTCTGAACGGCGCGTCATTGCAGCTGGCTATCGATTGCATGTGCGCGCACATCATGACCTTGTTCACGCAAGACGCGAATAACGTCGCGGCTGGCGAAGACCCTGGCATGGCAGGCGGCATCGAGACTTCGGCAAGCATTGGTGCCGTCAGCGTGTCTGAACTCCCACCGCCTGTCAAAGACGGTTGGGAGTACTGGCTCAACCAAACGCAGTACGGCAAGATGCTGCTCGCGCTCCTGCAGGTCAAGGCGGTGGGTGGCATCTATGTCGGCGGACTCCCTGAGCGCGTCGGGTTCCGCAAAGTCGGTGGAGTCTTCTGGTGAGTATTCCAGGTTCCAATTTGCTTCGGAGAGCTAACCGGCTGATAAAGTTTCAGTCGGTTCAGTATTACTCCGCTTCTGACCGCGTGTTGAATTCCGCGCGTCAGTGGGTGCCCGGATTCGCCGCGCCGACCGCTCTGAGCGCGAGCGTGCAGGCAGTGAACCGGAATAGCTACGCCGACCTGGGGCTGAACTTCAACAGCTTCTATGTCCAAGTGTATGCTTCGTTGAACATGGTCGATCTGCAGCGTGATGCTAGCGGCGACCGGTTCATTTACAACGGCGACCTTTACCAAATGGAGAACGGCCAAAGCTGGTTCCAGCAGGATGGGTGGGCAACTTGCCTTGCCGTTCGCATCAAAACCGGCGCTACTGGTCCGAACTGACCGATGCTTGACAACGCCCTTATCGATCTCTTCGCAACCCAGCTAGAAGCCGCTAGTGCCCAGGCTGGGTGGAACTATGTCGTTCTCCAGAAGGACCAACCGACGCAAGAAGGCATTCCGACCGCTCCAACCGTCTTCTTCGAGAAGCTGTTTGACCACGCTTATGGGTGGCCGGAAGTAACTTATGACCAGTACGATCCTGCCACGAATACATTCGTGCAGACGGAATCGCAATGGACTGAGACGACATTTCAAGTGTCGGCTCTCGTGCCCCAAGACCCAACCAACCTGAGCCTTCCGACCGCAGCCGATGTAGTAAACTACATGAAATTATTCATCAACTCGCGGCGTACCATAGCCACGTTGATCGGCCAGGGCGTAAGCAGTCTTCGCGTTGGTGAGATAAGGAATCCTTACTTTCGCGATGAGCGCCACTTGTTCGAAGCGAATGCGAATTTTGACGTTGTGTTGCAGCACAAGCGAACGATTACGTTCTCTGTCGGTGCAACGAATGTCGTGGTGGGTAAGACGGTAGTCGGCATATCTGGCGCTGGAGTCTTCCCAGTACTACCTTGAGATTGAAATGGCCAAGCGTGAAACCCTTGTTGACAAGCACATAAAAGCGCTGAAGACGCTCAAGGGTCAATCCGTCGAAGCAGGTTGGTTTGAATCAAATCGGTACAAGGCCGGAACGCGGGCAAACGGAAAGCCAATTGATGAAAAATTAGTTGGTACTCCTATTGCTCGCATCGCGCGCATCCAAGAGTTTGGCGCAACGATCAATCGTGGTGAAAAGACCATCACGATACCGGCGCGACCATTCATGCGGCTGGCGCACTCGAAGTTCGGCAAGTCGCGTAAGTCGATCCAGAAAAAGATCGCAGATCAGCTGATCAAGGGAAAGATAAAACCTGAGCAAGCACTGGGTCAAATAGGGCTGGCGCTGGAGGGTTGCATCGTAACAAGCATCAGAGACGGCGGCTGGGAGCCTAACGCGGCATCCACTGTCGAGAATAAAGGCTTCAACAAACCGCTGATTGACTCTTCCCAGCTTTGGCAGGGTGTCACCAGCAAAGTCAATCCATAAGGAGTCACGAACGTGATTAGCCAGTCCCGTTATATCAAAATCGTATCCGGCGTGGGCGCTGGCGCAGCGGTAGCACAGCGCCAGTTGATCATGCGCGCGATCACCCAGAACAACTTGCTGCCGCCTGGTCTCGTGGCCGAGTTCCAAAACGCCACAGCAGTCGGCGCGTACTTCGGCACCCAGTCGGAAGAGTACTTTCGCGCGCTCGCCTACTTCTCGTTCATCAGCAAGTCGATCACGTCGCCTGCGCGCATCTCGTTTGCGCGTTGGGTATCGGCGGCGATTGCTCCGATGATCGTTGGCGATACCATCGCGAAGGTGCTGGCCGCGTTCGTTGCCATCTCAGCCGGTACGCTGACGATCAACGACGGTGCGACCGCGCTGCCGGTCACAGGGCTGGACTTCTCCGCCGCGACCACGTTGACGCAAGTCGCGGCGATCCTGCAGACGGCTCTCCGCGCTGTGTCGGACTCGCAGCTGGCGACCTGCACGGTGTCGTTCAACACCAACACCAACCAGTTCGTTCTGACGGGTTCCTCGCCTGGCGCTGGTACGCTGTCCGCGACTCCGACCGGCCTGACCACGGACGTGTCCGCGCTTCTTGGTTGGACGACAGGCGGCACGATCCTCGTTGCTGGGCAGGCGGCTGATACCGCTGACGTAGCAGTGTCCAAATCGGCCGGAATCAGCGACAACTTCGGTTCGTTTGTCTACTGCACGCCTTCCACGCCTCTCACCAATTCGCAGATTGCCGCGATCTCGCAGTGGACCGACAGCCAGAACAACAAGTTCATCTATTCGCTGGCAACGCCGCTCGCGAATCTGCAGACGCTCTTTGCACTGATCAAGGGCTTCAGCGGCGTGGCGATCAACATCCTGTCCACGACGCAGGCCAACGACTTCATCGAGCAGTCGCCTTGCGAGATTCTGGCCGCAACGAATTACAGTGCGGCAGCAGCGTCGCAGAACTACATGTTCTATCAGTTCGCAAACCGCAACATCACGGTGAGCGACGATACCACGGCGGATACCGTGGACGCCTCGCGCGGCAACTACATCGGCGTGACGCAAAGCGCCGGTCAGCAACTCGCGTTCTACCAGCGCGGCGTTCTGTGTGGTGGCTCGACGGCTGCGGTGGACATGAACACGTTCGCCAACGAGATGTGGCTGAAGTCGGCGTTCGCCGCGAACTTCATGAGCCTCTTCCTGAACGTTCCGGAAGTGCCGGCAGACCCGATTGGCGCGGCCATGCTTCTGGGCGTGATGCAACCGACGATCACGCTGGCGCAAACCAACGGCGTGATCTCCGCTGGCAAGACGTTGAGCGCAGTGCAGCAACTCTTCATCACGCAGATCACCGGTGATGCGAACGCGTGGCGTCAGGTGCAGACGCTTGGCTACTGGCTGAGCATCACGTTCACATCGCAAACGAACCCGAACAGCGACCTGGAAGAATGGGTGGCCAACTACCAGTTCGTGTACGCGAAGAGCGATGCAATCCGCGCTGTTAACGGCAGCGACGTACTGATCTAAACGGCGCTCGCGGCTGGCGTCTCCTGAGTGTTTGGGACATCAGCCGCGCCGGTATAATCGGACCACTTCACGGAGTTGTAAATGGAAGATATCAGCATTTTTGGGTTGAGCGCGCAAGTCGTCGCGTCCAACACCTTTCCGAACGGCACGACGGTCACCGCCTTCGCGGACGACGCAGACCCGCTCGACTCACCGGACCTGGACATTGCCGACATGGCGATGGGTCCGAACGGCGACGTGATCACCTGGACGCGTCCGCAGCTGATCGAGATCACGATGAACGTGATTCCGCAGTCGCAAGACGACATCAACCTGACGGCACTCGTGGACGCGAACCGCGTGGCCAAGGGCAAGTCGTCCGCGCGTGACGTCTGCCAGATCGTGTTCACGTACCCCAACGGCATGAAGGTGACGTGCACCGAAGGCAAGTTGAGCACTGGCCCGGTCGTGCAATCGGGTTCGGCCAATGGCCGCGCGAAGTCGAAGCGTTTTGTGTTCCGCTTCGGCCAAGTGCAACGTCAGAACGTCGCGCCTTCGAGCTAATTGCTATGCTGGCAATCCCGCTGTCGCAGGTGCCGAATCAATCCGTGTCGTTTAATGCGGATGGTGTTCTGTGGACGATTCACGTCTATCAGACCATCAACTTCATGTGCGCGGATATCTCCAAGAACGGCGTGAAAATCTTGGATGGGATTCGGTGCTTTGGTGGGATTCCGCTTATGCAGTACTCCTACATGTTTGCGCCGAACCTGGGAAACTTCGCGTTTGATTCGGACGCCGATTGGACCGAGTTCGGCGCATCCTGCAACCTGTATTATCTGGAGCAGGATGAGCTTGCTATTTTCGTTGCGGCATTGAATGAAGGAGTCATCTGATGGCCACACTCACTCTTCAGTGCAACGAAAATAACGACCTCTTTCTGGTGGACGGTCGCAACCTGGCCTTCATCAGCGGTGCGCCCGCATGCGCCCAAAATATTACGCAAAAGGTGCTCATGCGCCTTGGCGAAAACCAGTACAACACTGGCGACGGCGTTGACTACTTCGGCACGATCTTCACGCCGCAACCGGACTACGACGCCGCGCGGCAATCGCTCTCGACAAACATCCTGGAATGTCCTGATGTCCTAAGCATCAAGTCTCTGGACATCACCATCGACGGCGAAAACTTCGATTACGAGGCCGATGTCCATACGATCTATGGCCCGGTCTCAGTCGGTTCGACACCAACCCCTTAAGGAGTCTCCATGCCCGCTATCCAAACCGGCCACGGCGTAATCACGATTCGCGCGAGCGCTGCGCCTGTCGTTGGTGAAGAAGCCGCTGTGAACGGCGCACTGTCGCACCCGATTACCGCAACCGGACCTGCGCCTGAAGTCATTCAGCATCCGACGACCACGACGCAAGACGCCGCGCCTGTCGAAGAGGCAAAGTAAGGACTACGTATGATCGACGTCAGCGCGTTTGGAATCGGTATCACCGTCATATCCACAGGCAGCTTTCCTGTGGGGTTCCAACTCACCTCATTCGCTGACGACGAAGACCCGTTGACCGTCGAAGAAGTAGAAGTGTCAGGATATGAGAGGCTGTATGACGGCAGCATCTTCATCTTCGACAAGACTTCTCCTGTCCTTCTGTCGGTCGGCATCATCCCGAACACCGACGACGATATCAACCTGAAGATTCTCATGCAGGCGCGCAAGTCGTCGCCGCACCTCCTGCCGCTGCCCGACACGACCACGATGATCATTACGTATCCGGACGGTGGGCGCGTGATCCTCTCTGGTGGTGGCATCCTCAGCGGCGCGCTCGCAGACAGCATCTCGTCCAATGGGAGGAAGAAGGGCAATGCCTACCACTTCGTCTTCGGAACGTTCGCTGGCGCGCAGAGTTTTACCGAACTCGCGGCAACGGTCGCGCGTGCTGGCCTGGCGTTGCTATAAATGCCGGCCACAGTCCTTTCCACGATACTGTCCAAGGCAGCGTTGACCATCGTCAACAGCCAGACCGGCATCGACGTTGCAGCCAACTTGAAGGTGGTCAAGGTCAGCTTCAAGTTTCGCGCGCGCGCCCTTCGCCACATGCGCGAAGACGGCAACAGCATCGTTGACGCTCGAATCATCGTACCGGCTTACGTGGAGATTGACGCATTCTGCGAGACTCTGAATGACCTCGCGCTTGTCAACGCGCTGATCCTGGATCGAGATTCGGTCTATAAAGTCACGTCCAAGGGCATCGTTATGGACCAGACTATGGCTGAAGAGAACGCGATCAAGCAAACCCCTGACGTTATCTCTGCGAACCCAGTGCGGATCGTTTTGAAGCAGCTGCTGAGGCAATCTGGCGCGGCTAGCCCCGTAACAGAGCAACCGGCAGACTCTTCCATTCTGGACAAGGGCATCCAGACCGTAAACACGGCTCTCCAGTCGGCACAGAGCGCGGTTAATAGCGCCGCGTTGACTGCGCAGCAACTGGCGCAGCGCGTGATCTCGAATACGGGTTTGTGACATGGCCAATTCGATCCTCTCGACCATCCTCAGCAAGCCGTCATTCATCGCGACGAATGAGGTGACCAACGAAGTCGTTTGGGCTGATCTCGGCATTGTCGATGTCGAGATCCAAAGCGGCAGCAGCAACACCGATGCGCCGATGGCGAATAGCAGCACGACCGATTCCGCCACGTACCAGTCTGTTCTCGCGGCTGATCTGGAGGCCGTAAAGATCATCCAGCCTTCGCGCCTTCGCGTTACGGCGCTGAGTGATAACATCTCGACGGTCCAGGACATTATCGCGACCTTCCTGGATGAAACCGTTACAATATCGATCAACACCAAGTCGATTATTACGGCGTTCTTAGTATTGACGTCAGTCGATCTGGAGCAGTCTGGTGAGATGCTGTCCGCCACTCGCGTCATCATGACGTTTGAGCAAGCGCAGCCGCCTGCCAATTCTGGATTTGCGCCATCACAAAGCGCCGATGCTTCGGTGTACGGAGTAAGCATCCAGTCGCCGCCTAGCGTCGTGCCGCTGGCGACGTTGACTAAGGCCGTTTCATCTGCGGTTAATTTTCCGTCCATACCAACGCCCGGTGCGCTTATCGATTCGATTGGTGGCCTATTCACTCTTGATTCAAGCAAACTATGAGCTATACACCAGGGCAGATTCTCACCGCAGCTGAACTCAACGCTTCTCTCGATGCGAAGACCGACAACGCTGCAGCGAACATCACAGGCGGCTCGGTCACCGGTCTGACCAGCTTCAACGTCTCAGGCACGACGCCGACGACTTCGCCCACCACCGGCGCTGTAACGGTCGCTGGTGGCGTAGGCGTAGGCGGCGACGTTCAAGTTGGCGGCGCGGTCGTCGTGTCCGGCGCGACCGATTCGACCAGCACTACAACCGGTGCCGTTACGGTCGCTGGCGGTGTCGGCGTCGTAAAGAACGTCAACGTTGGCGGCAACGTCGGAGTTGCTGGAGTAACAACGACTGGCAGCGCGGTTGTTACGGCGACGACCCAATCCACGAGCGCGACTACCGGCGCGGCTACAGTTGCCGGTGGCTTAGGTGTGTCCAAAAACGCCAACGTTGGCGGCGCGCTCGGAGTTACGGGAGTTGCCACGGTCGGTGGCTTGACATTGTCCGCTGGAGGCGTCCTTACGTTCGCAGACGGAACGACTCAGGCAACGTCAGGGACCGCAGGCGTTCTGCTCAAGGCCAACAACCTGTCGGATGTCAACAGCGTCCCAACTGCCAGATCGAACCTTGGCCTTGGGACTGCCGCAACGCAGAATACCGGAACGAGCGGCGCAACCGTTCCTCTTCTGAACGGCGCGAATACGTGGGCCGCGCAACAGACCATGAGCGTTCGCCCGGTATTCAACGGCAACACGCCGTATGATACCGGCAACGTGAATCCGTTTTCGTTGCTATCCGATAACCGGATCATTAACGGTGGCTGCCGCGTGCAGCAACGCGTATCCATCGTCGCCACCAACAACGTGAATGGATACGGTGGGCCTGACCGTTTCCGGGTATCAAACAGCGCGGCTGGCGGTACGGTCACGCAATCCGCTTCAACCATCACATTCGGTGGAATCGTTAAGCCTGCGGTGCTTCAGACGGCGACCGCAGCTGCCACCAGCATAACCGGCACTAATTTTTGGAGTGGATTTAACTATCGTATCGAAGGTTATGATGTATATGATTTGGTCGGTCAGCCTGTTGCGATCAGCTTCATCTTTCAAGCCAGTATTGCCGGCACTTACGCTGTCGCTTTGATCGACGCTGCAAGCGCATTCACATACCTTACAACCATCACAGTCGCCGCTGCTAACACGCCGCAGCTATTTACGATATCCGTTCCAGCAATTCCTGCTGGCGCAACCATACCGTGCAATAACACGACCGGTTTGGTGGTGTGGATCGGAGCGCAGAACAGCGGAACATTCAGCGGTACAGCGAGCGCCGCGTGGCAGGCAGGAAACTTCATCGCAACCACCGGAACGGTGCAATGGTCGGCGACAGTCGGCGCGACCATTGCGATGACTGAACTTAAACTCGAAGGCGGGTCAATCTCAACCCAGTTCAAGCATCGCCCGATAGAAACGGAGGTTGCGCTTTGCCAACGCTACTTCAGTTTCAATTCATACCGAGTCGATGCCTTTCTATCGTCCGCAGGCACCATCGCATCCACAACCATAACGTTCCCAAGAACGATGCGCGGCATACCGAGTTCGACTGTTGTTAATGCGGTTTATAGCGGGTCGGCCTCTGCTGCAACATTCAACTCGCTTCAAGCATCTTCTGCAGCAGGCGTTGCAATAACGTACACTGCTCAGACAACCGTTGGATCGGTGACGGCGACTCTTCAGAATTCAGTTGAACTTTAACTTAGGAGTGCTATATGTTCACTTACACGCTTATCATTGCATTTCCAGCATGCAACGTCCTGCGTTCGGATGGTGCGTATATCCCGCTTGACTTCAACAACACCGACTTCCAAGACTTCATACGCTGGCTGCAGGCTGGGAACGCGTTGCCTGGTTTGCCGCCGGTACAAATGTAATCAGCAGAGGCGCGAGTCTGCGCGTCAGTAGTACACGGAAGGCGGTCATAATATTGCAACCTGGACCGCCTTCCGACCCTCACATGAACATTGAAATCACGACGCCGACCGGCCTAGTAAAATCCATCTCTATCGGCCACTTCCCTGCGCTTGACGGCTGGGATATTCAGCAGCGCTTCATCGAATTCGCGGCAAGTTCTGACAAAGAGTTCCGGCGCGGCTATACGCTCGAAGTCCTTTCGTATTCCAAAGTTATCATCGATGATCGCGAGTTGCCGCTGAACGTGCCTGCGGTCATCGACAACCATCTCATGTCGTGGCAAAACATCCAGACGGTGTTCGAAGAGACGCTGCGCCAAAACGGTATCGATCCCAAGACCCACGCTGATCAGCCGCACTACTGGGCCAAGGCAGGCTCTGAAATGGCCACGGCGTTCGTTGCCGAGTGCTCGCAGCTGCTTGGACCCGCTTTCCAGATGGTGAATAAGGAGCAGTAATGTCTGACGATCTGGACAAGTTCGTTCTGCAGTATCAAGTTGACCTAAAGGATTCTGTCGCGCGGCTGGAGAAGCTGCAGGACAAGATGAGTGGTGTCGGCACGAAGGCTGCAAAAGGCGCGAGCGACGTGAAGAAGTTCGCTGGTGATGCAGCTGGCGAACTTGGACGGCTTGTCCCAGGTGTCAACGCGGTGTCGAGTGCCGTCAAAGCGATGGGCGCGGAATTCGCAGTGGCCACAGCCGCGCTTGGCGCGCTTGCTCTCGGAGTCAAGATGGTCATGGACCTTCGGGAGCAGTACAACCGCCAACGCTCCGAAGGGATGCAGCTTGGCGTCTCGTCCATCCGCATGGAAGAGTACCAGCGCAAGTTCGTTAAGAGTTCAGGCGGATACTTGGACCGCGACGCAGCAGCGGAAGGCGTTAAGACATTCGCTGGCATGGCCAATAGCGCCTACGCCGACCCTTCCCGTCTAGGACGCGAGGCGCGGCTGATGCGCATGCTCGGAGTCAATGTCGGTGAGCGAGGCCAGACGCCGACCGGCCTGAATGAAGAGATGCAGCAGCTGGCATCTGGCCTTCAAGGCAAGTCGCGCGGCGACGTGCAAGGCATTGCCAAGGCGACCGGAATGAATCAGGATTGGCTTCTGACGCTGCAAAAGCTTGGCCCGTCAATCGGTAAGATCACCGAGATGACCGGTGATGAAATAACCAAGCGTGAAAACGCAGAAAAAGGCCTGTCCAACTTCAACGATCAGCTTCAGAAGCTGAAAGAGAAGTTCACCGAAGTATCGAACGAACTTGCAGAGCCGCTTCTGCCGCTGATGTCGCAGCTGGTGAAGGTTATGCAGGCGCTCGCGGACGCTCTCCCAAAGACGCTGACGAAAACCGGCGATAAGATCGGCACCGCCAGCAACTTTTCCGCCGGTGGCCTGGGAAGCGCGAAGAGCCTATTCAGCATGATCAACGGCGACTACTTCGCAGGCAAGACCGACGATAACAAGTGGGGAGTTGCCGGCAAGTTCATGGACATGATCCTTGGCCCAAGCAGTGATGCCAAGAAGAAGGCAGCGGACGAAGCCAAGGCGAAGGCTGACGCGAAGAAGGACCAGGACAAGCGCGATGCTGCCGTTGATAAGATGGACGCAACGAACAAGCAAGGACTCCAAACTGCCAATCAAATGAACCTGGCAGTGAATATGTTCGCCGGTGCCGTCCAGTCGTTCTCTTCGGCCATCAATATCCAACAGGCCTGGGCCGCGTGGGCTGGCGAGATAGGCAAGGCCGCTGGCCTTCCAGGATCCAGTTCTAATGGCTCTCTGTCAGGCGGTGGGTCGAATAACTGGCAGGGAAACAACTATGCGAACTTCATCAGCCAGTCCGCTAAGAAGTACAACTTGGATCCGCAGATGCTGTCCGCGATCATGCGCGTGGAGTCTAAGGGCGACCCTCTCGCAGTCAGCCCTACCGGTGCGGGTGGCCTAATGCAGATTACGCGCGGCAATCAGAAGGCGTATGGGCTGAAGGATTACCGCGACCCGCAAACGAACATCGACACAGGCGCAAAGATTTACGCGGAGTTCCTGCAGCGCAATCACGGCAACGTAGAAGCCGCGCTACGTGGCTACAACGGCAATAGCGATCCGAACTACGTCAGCAAGATCAGCGCGGCGTACGGTGGCGGCTCTGGCGGTATTGGCGAGAGTCGCGCGAAGATGAATGTCCGGCAGGTGCAGCAATCGGTGGCGACGTACCTGGGCGTGCCGCTCGATCAAATCCAGCGCGGTGGCGTTACGCAAGGCGACGCAGGCTGGGCCACGCGCCAGATCCAGGCAGGTATCAGCAACCACATCTACGACCTGCAGCGCCAGCTTTCCGTTGGCGGTATGCCGGCACAGAACTACGCCAAGCTGAAGACCGAGTTGCGCGACCAATCGCGCGGCCTGGACCTCATGCGGCAGTATCAAGCGGAAGTCGTTGGCCGCCAGCAGCCGGGTGAGCAATCGCGTACGGTCGGAGAACGTCCGATTATCATCAATGTGAACGGCGCGACCGATCCCAAGGCGGTTGGCGAGGAAGTCAACAAGCAGTTGACGAAGAGTATGAACGATCTCTTGTACAACTTCTCGACTGGAGTCAAGGGATAATGCCGCTGGGTACTCGCAACCTCAAAGTAACGCTTTCGATGCAATCTGGCGATGTCGTTTTGGACGAGTCGCTGGACTTGCGCATCCGTATCCACAAGGATGCGCTCGCCGTCCAGAACACGTGCTCTATTGACGTCTTCAACCTGAGCCAGAATCTGCGCGAGGCTCTGCTTTCGCAATTCACCGCCTGGAACAAGCGCCAGATCGAAACGGGCCAGCCCGGCGCGCTGTCGAACTACGTCAACGTGAACGTTCAGGCAGGTTATTCGACGGCCAACCAGAACACTTCAACCACAGTGTTCGCAGGCCAGGTCGTTACAGCCACGCCGGTATCGGCACCGCCAAATATAGGCGTCCGAATCGAGTGCTACTCCCAGCAGTTGAACCGGACAGAGTGGATCACGGAACCGGCACCGACCACGCCGACCTTCAAGCAGTACGTTCAATGGGCAGCGACCCAGATGGGCGTCAGCAGCGTCCAGTGCGAGACTTCGTATGACAACGTTCAGATCAACAATCCGTCTGCTTCCACGCATATAGCAGGCGCGTTGCTCATTGATATCCAAAACGCCTACCGTCCGAACGTCGCGGCATTCATCGATAACAACATTCTGTACGTCAAGGACATCAACAAGATTCTCTCCACGGCGCAGATCGTTACGGTGTCCGAATTCATCGGTACGCCGCTGTGGACCGAGTGGGGCGTTGAATTCCAGGCGCTGTTCGATCCACAGCTGACGCTGGCGGGTGCCGTAGCACTTCAGTCCAAGATGAATCCGAGTCTCAACAAGACGTTCGTGATGTCTTCTATCGATTATGACCTGACGAGTCGCGAAGTGCCTTTTTACGTGCACGCGTTCGCCAATCCGCCCGCTTAATATGGCCACGAAAACCAAGCACTTCAGTATGTTCGGCGTCGATTACAAAACGACGCAATTCGCGGCCATGCCAGCACTTGAAATCATGGACCAGGCTGCGACCATCAGCCCAATTGAAAGCCTTCGCCTAACCTACGCGATGGAAGATGGCCAGTGGGTCATGCTCGATTCGCGAGATGCGATAAACCGACTGGTGATCGATAAGGCATTCATCCTCGCGCCTCGCCTCGTCTTGCAAGGCGTCCTAAAGATGGTGCACGAGTTCTCTTTTGGCTTCACCGGTGGCTGGAAGGGCGTGAAGATTCCGTCTCGATTCACGGCAGGCGGCAAGCCCAAGGAGTCGTCGCACATCGACCCTCTCGCGGCGCAACTCATCCAGGAAGACGTGGCATCACTGCGCGAACTTGAAGAGTACTACTCGCTGGAAGACGCATTCAAAATGTTTGATGTGATGGTTGCGAAAGGCGTGAACGAAGCACTCGCGAATGAGGCCGCGACGAAGAAGCGGTGACGGTTGGCAGTGGCCTTCACCGCTTATAATAGGCCGTTCAATCGGAGTCCTTAATGTCTGACCTGCAGAGTAAGCCCATCGTCAATCAAGCGCCAGGAGAGGCCAAAAGCCTGCCTGCTGCGATGATGGCCCTATTCGAGATGCACGGTCTGAATACGGACAAGCTAATCCCGGCATCGGTGATCGGATTCGACCGCACAAAGAACATCGCGACAGTCCAACCGATGATCATGATTCTCGACGTCAGCGACAACACGCGCATGCGCAATCGCATCGCTGACGTTCCTGTCATGTCACTTGGCGGCGGCGGATTCCACATCAGCTTTCCGCTCAAGCAAGGCGACCTTGGCTGGATTCTCGCGGCTGATCGTGACCTCTCGCTGTTCCTGCAGAGCCTGTCTGCCGCACGCCCTAATACGCTGCGCAAGCACAAGTTTTCTGACTCGTGGTTCATCCCTGACGTCTTTCGCAACTACACCATAAACGGCGCGGACGCCAATGCGATGGTGCTGCAATCGACGGACGGCACCACGCGAATCGCGATCAACGAAGGCACGATAAACATCACCGCGCCGACTGCAGTAAACGTTACGACGCCCACAGCGACGTTTTCTGCCAACGTAGTCGTTAAGGGCAACTTAACAGTCCAGCAGACTGCGACGATCACCGGCGCGACGACCGTCAACGGCGGCTTCAACGCAAGCGGCAGCGGCTCCAGCAGCGTGACTCTTCCGGCAAACACGACAATCAACGGCATCATCGTCGCCACCCACGGCCACATCAGTTCTGGTGCTGGCTCACGTACTAGCGGGAATATGATTTCATGAGCGCAGCCTATACCTTCCTCCTAAACACCGGCACCATCGCCATTGACACGACCGATCTTCTGACGGACGTTGAAGGCGAATGGCAGACGGCGTTCGGCGCTACGCTCGATGTGGACGCGAGCACGCCGCAGGGCACGATGATCGCGTCAGAAACGACTGCACGCACCAGCGTTATGAAGAACAACGCTGACCTCGCGAACATGCAGAACCCGAACCTGGCGTACGGGACGTTTCTGGATGCAGTCTGCGCGCTTCTCGGCATCGGTCGCGGCACGAACCAATCAACCGTGGTACAAGGCGTGGCGCTGGGCGGCAATACGGATACTGTTATCCCTGCTGGCTCGCGCATCCAAACGCCCAACGGCGACATCTTCTCGTTGCTTACTGCGGTGACAATTCCGTCTGGCGGCACCACCACAGGCACGTTCCAATCGCAGGCGTTCGGATTCATTCCCTTTCCGGTCGGCGCGATGACGATCTTGGATGGCACGCTTGGCTGGGGCAGCGCCGCGTGTACCGTCACCAGCACAATCACGCCAGGATCGACGCAAGCGAACGATCCTCAGCTGAAAAACAAACGCAACCAGCAACTCGCGCTCCAAGGCACGGCATCGGCGCAAGCGGTCGCGGCAAACCTTCTAGACGTGCCCAACGTCACGTCCGTGATGGTTGTCGAAAACGACACCGGAACGATAACGACCGTTCAAGGCGTCACATTCACGAAGCCCAACGCGCTGTGGATCTGCGTTGCCGGCACGCCCGCCCCTTCCGCCGTCGCAGCAGCCATCTACGCCGCGCGCAACAGCGGAATGTCGTGGGACTTCGGCGCGGCAGGGATGGGCACGCCGGTCAACTCTCCGAACGGTACGCCGACGCCTGATCCTACGACCGGCCTTCTGTACAACATATTGTACGTCACTCCGATCATGTTGGATGCGTACGTCAACATCACCGTGCACCAGACAGCGACTCAATCACCCGGTCAAGCGGCTATCCAGCAGTCCATCCTGGAGTACGCGCAAGGCTTGGAGCAGGGTGAGCCTGGTTTTGTCGTCAGCGCCGATGTTTCGGCGTTCGAAGTGTCCGGTTCGGTCGCGCGGCAGTACCCTGGCCTCTACGTGAAGTCGTGCCAGGTCGCCTGCGTGCCAGCCGGATCGCCTGCACCTTCGTTTCCCAGCGCGTACTCGTATGAAGTGGTCCTGAGCCAATTTCAGCAGGCCAACCTCCAGGTCGGAAATATCACGGTGAACCTCGTATGACGATGACTCCGTACAACACAGACCTTACGCGCTCGCTGAAGTGGCTGCAGAACAACGCACCCAACATCCAGTCTATCATCCAGCAGAAGGCCGCGTGGTATTCTAAGTACAACGATCAATTCTGGACGCAATGGGAGCAGAACATTTTTGATCTGCGGACCGCCAATGCCTTCGGACTCGTTGTGTGGTGTATCATTCTCGGCATTCCGCTGTCCATCTTCAACTTCGAGCCGAACACAAACGCATTCGCCTACGGTGCGCAGCGCGGCAACTACCTGGACGGTGGGGGTAATACAGCGCCTTTCACCTTCTCAGGATCGCCGGTTATCTATGCCGCAGGCGTAGTCGTTCCGAGCGCGAACTACACCATCAACAACACCACTGGTTCGATAGCATTCACCAGCGCACCCGCCAACAACGCGGCGCTGACTTGGACCGGAACTGTCGTCAACGACGAGACTGGCCAATCCCTGATCGTGCAACAGCCGCGCAAGTTCGGCACCGGAAACGGCGTTGCGACCTCGTTCAGTTTGGTGCCGACCGACTCTGCGAACTTTAATGAGGTTGGCTTCAACTTCTTCGGTGGCGGAAAGAATACCGTTGGCCTACTGTCTGAGGTTCGTTTCGCGTGCCAACTGCGTTACGCCGCGCTCGTTTCGAACGGTCGGCAGCAGTGGATCAACCAGATGCTCGCCTACATCTTTAACGGTGGCGAGCCGTGGGATTTCCCAGGAAAGCGGTACTTCTATCTGACTGACGCGACGATGGCTGCGACACAGCCTTTTGCGGTCGCGCCGGTCGCGCGGACAATGTACATGGAGTATCGTATTGGGGCGAACATGGGCCTCTCGGCCCAGTTCTTGAACATCATGAACACACCGCAATACGGCATCATGCCGAAGTGTGCGGGAATCGCTTACGCAGTCGTCCAGGAGTCCTAACTAATGGCACCCCCGCTCATCGTCACCCCGTTTGCCGCGTCCGGTGATCAATCGGTTGTACCGGCAACGGACCCGAACGGGTTTGTGAACTATCGCACAGGCTACACGCCTGACTATGAAATCAACCTCGCGGCTGGCGACCCTCAAGCCAAGGCCGTCGAGCGCGGTATTCAGAATTACCTGTTCAACGCGCTGACTGGCGGAATGCAGGCCTGGCAGGTGTCGAACCGACCGCCTTGGTACAGCAACATGCCTGGCGGCTACGCCCAGTGGGCAGAAGTGGTATTTCCCAACGGCTCTGGCGTGCCTGTACCGTACCGAAGCCTAGTATCGGGCAACACCGCTACGCCCGGTTCTAGTGTGAATTGGGAGTATATCCAAGGCTCTGGGGAGATGATCAAGAATATCCCCATGCCGTCTGGCGGTCCGAATGGGCCAGGCAGTCTGCTGGTTACAGCCGCGACCGACTTCAACACGTTCACGTCCAGCGGCACCTTCCAGTTTCAGTCGGATGCTGTCGTCACCGGTTCGCCGCACACGCCGTCGAATGGCGGCAACGCGGCTGCAGCGGGCATGCTCGAAGTCACCACGTGGCTGAACTCAGGGACGACTTACGTCGCCCAGTTCTTCCGCGACCGCAACGGCCTCGCCTTCATGCGCGGCGCGACAAACGGCAGCTGGACCGCGTGGAAAATCTGGGCGAACGCACAGCAGTTCGTCGTTGGCGAAGTGCGCATGTGGAGTGGTACGGCGACCGAAGCAGCGGTGCAGGCCGCGTGGGGACCGGGCTGGCACTTCTGCAACGGCGCGAACGGAACGCCTGATCTGCGCAACCGCTTCATCACTGGTGCCGGCAGCACGTACGCGTTGGGCAGTTCAGGAGGCGCGACTTCGTACGCCATCGCAGTGGGCAACCTCCCGGCGCACAACCACATCGTCAACATCAGCGATCCAACGCACACACATGGCATCAACCAAGCGCCGCACGGACACGGCACCAGCGATCCTGGCCACGCGCACGCAGTCAGCGATCCTGGTCACGGGCACACAGCGCCAGGCGGAAACTTTGTCGTCATCGGCGGCGCAGGCGGCAACGGGCTTGGCGGTGGTGGACAGGCATTCTCTTTCCAAGGTGCTACGAACAACGCTGGGACCGGCATCGGCATCTTCGCCAATGGAACTGGCGTCTCCGTCGTCGCGCAAAACGCCAACATCGCCAACTTCGCTTCTGCCACTGGGATCACCGCGACGACCAACAACACAGGCAGCGGCACGGCTCTATCGATTACGCCGCCGTACTACGCGCTGTCATATGTAATGTACACAGGCGCTTAAGGAGAACTTATGAAACTCACCGCAGCAATGCTCACCACCGGAACTGGCTGCACGGACGCAAACGCCTCGCTGTGGCTGGCTCCGCTCCAAGACGCGTGCGACAAGTTCGGCGTCAGCGATAGCGCGGCGCGGCTCGCTTCGTTCCTGGCCAACGTAGGTGTCGAATCGAACGGATTCACGGCGCTCGTGGAGAATCTAAACTACAGCGCGCAAGGCCTGGCAAACACATGGCCGTTCCGCTATGCCGTCGATTCGCACGTACTCCAAAAGATTCCGAATGCGTTGGCGTACCAGCTGAACCGTCAGCCGGAAGCAATCGCCAACAATGTGTATGCGAATCGGATGGGGAATGGATCGGAGATCAGCGGAGATGGCTGGAAGTACCGTGGACAAGGTCCGATTCAGCTGACTGGTCACGATAACATCACCGCCTTCTTCAAGGCTGCAGGACTGCCGTTGGATACGGACCCTGCGACACTTCAGGAACCTGCGAACGGCGCGGCATCCGCTTGCTTCTTCTACTCGTCGTTGTGCAAGGCGTTTGCCGCTGCAGACGCTGGCGACTTCGACGGAACCGTTAAGGCTGTGAACGGACAGGCTCCGTCACAGGCCAATCAAGGTGATCTGCGTCGCAAACGCTATGCGGCTGTTCTGCCGTTGTGCCAAGCTGCAACGAAACCTGCACCGGCTCCGAAGGCTCCGACGAAAACGACATCTCAGCCTGCGGCGCAAGATAAGTCGTAACGCCTGCAACGATTCCGGCCAGGACCGCTCGCGTGGCCCGTTCCTTTAGGGTCTGGCCGATGATCTTAATGGCCAATGTCGCAAGAACGCCAACCACTTCAGGATCGAGTGGTTGGCGTTCTTTTTTGCGCTTGATTATTCTGAAGCCGCGTAGCATGGCGAGCACTCGAATGGTTTGGCTTTGAGCTTTCCTTGTGCGCAGCCGCCCAAGAAAACGGCGATACAAAGGAGTGCTAAGATTACGTCTCTTTTCATGATTTGTGCGCCAAAACGGCTCCTATAAAGGCGATTTAATACACTCGCTCGAAAGCGCCGATGGACCGACGCCTACAAGCGAGCGCGCTTATCACAGGTCGTTAGGATCGCGAATCGACTCAAAAAGGCCGTGTCGCGGAACGTCAACGACTCCGTGCGGAAAGTACTTGAACCGCGCCAATTCGCCCAAGAATTCCTTGTCGAAGTTGTTGAAGGCGTGCTTGCGCTCTTCGTGCGTCATCGACGTTGCGCTGATCTGGAATGGGCGCGGCCACTTGTCCGATTCTACCGTGAATGCACCGGCCATTCCGGTCGGAATCATGTTGTCCTTGTTCTCGCTCCGTTTGGCGCGGCCATAGTTATCCTCTTCGGCATCGTTGAGGTTTTCCATCTGCTCGATCATGCCGGTGATGCGCGCCTCTTCGGTGACGAAGCGCTTGACCTTGAGCAGCAGGTTCTCGTTGACTGTCGAGCGGCCATACTTGTAGACGCCGTTAGGATCACGAAGCATGATGCCTTCGAACCCAGCGTCAACAGCCGTCTTCTCGAAGGCCAACAACTCTTCCAGGTTGAAGACCATCTTCTGAGGGATGTACTCCACGAACATGAAGCCGCGCGCATGGAGTTCTTCGACCCTTGCGGCAACGCGCTGGGACCGATGGGCAAAGGCGAGGTTTGCGCAC